CATGGGAACCAAATGTATTTAATTTTGAAAATTCAAATAAAGTAGCACTCGGAGTATTTGATTTATACTTTGTACTCGGAGCAGCTAACGATACAGATGGTACTTATGATACTGCCGCAGATGGTAGCGTAACAATTTACAAATTATCAGATTGTTCCGTAGGCTCTGCGTCAATTGACTTTGACATTGATGGCTTAGCACAATGTGCTTGGTCAGGTCAAGGAGCAATTATAAGCGAAGTAGCCCAGTTAGCAACTGCCGCTGGTGGTACAACCACTAAAGGTCTCGTTAACGAAGGAGTAACTAGTACTTCTAACTTTGTTAGACAAAAATTAACAAGTATGACAGCAACATACGATGTTTCTGAATCAGTTGGAGAATCTTTAGGTTCTGACTCAACTTACGTACTAACCCTAACAGGTGGAAATATAACTATTGAAAATAATCTTAGTTATCTAACACCAGAAACACTAGGAGTTGTTAACCAACCTCTAGGGCACGTTATGGGAACAAGATCAGTAAGTGGAAACTTTACTTGTTACCTTAATACTGTAGATCAAGGATCTGCGGAATTATTTGAAGATTTATTAGAAGGCACAAGTACAATTACTAATGCTTTTGACTTAGATTTTTCAATCGGTGGAGCGGGGCAAACACCTCGTATAGATGTATCTATTCCGAAAGCACATTTAGAGTTGCCAACGCACTCTATTGAAGATGTGATCAGTTTAGATGTAAACTTCCACGGATTACCTAAAGACATTTCTGACAGCTCGATAGGTTCGGGTGAATCAGAAATAACTGTTACGTACCAATCGTAACATAAATTAACAATATAAGGTTGGGGACTTAGTCCCCGGCCTTCCTTTTATAGGAATGGAATAAATGAACGAAACAACAGTAAAAAAGACACCTGCTCAACCAGTATCACTTAAGAGTCTTATGACACCTAGTAAAACGGTAGAGTTTGATTATCCAGGTTGCGAGAACTTTAAAGTCTCTCTTTGTTTTTTAGCAAGGGAAGAGCTTATGAAACTTAGAAATCGTTGTACAAAACAAGTTTTCAATAAGAAAACTAGAAGTTATGAAGAACAGATGGACGAAGATAAGTTTTTGGAACAATATACTAGCGCAGTAATCAAAGGGTGGACAGGATTTAAACTAGGGTATGCAAAAAACATGCTATTACTAGGCGATTTAACTCCTGAACAAGAAGAATCAGAACTAGAATTTACGCAAGAAAATGTGGAAGTTTTAATGAAGAATTCACCCGATTTTGATACTTGGATTACAGACGTAGTAGGTGACCTTGAAAATTTTACCAGCAGCAAGTAGACTGGATACTTGCTCTAATTGAAAGATATTATCAAGATAGTATAACTACTGATCAATATCTACAGATGATGGATCAATTAGGTCAAGAACCTAATATGGACGAAATGCCTCCTGAACTAGACGATTTTCCCTTAGAAGTACAGGAAGCTTTTCTTGTCCACTTAATGTTACCTGATAAGTGGGACGGAGCCAGCGGTAACTACATGGGGAAAGATTGGTCCGCACTAGAACCCATGTTAAATGTGAATAACATTGAACAAAAAGATAGAAAAATTCTTTGTTTTTTCTTAAAGTTTATAGAGTCGGCTAATACGATGAGTATCAATGAGTCGCTGAAAAGACAGCAAGACGCCCGAATGAGGCAAGCAAAGAGTAAATAATGGCAGGAAAAGGCAAAAAAATACAAGCTGCTGAGATTGTAATCACCACCACTGACGGTGGAACAATGAAAGTCACGGGTAAAGAAGCCCGAAAGTTAGCAAAAGAAATGGGGGCTCTAGGTGGAGCTTCTCAATCAACTGATAGACGAATAAAAGGTGTAACTCAACAATCTTCAAATGCAACAAAAAACTTTAGTAAGCAAGCACAGACCATGCAAGGTGGGATTGTTGCTGTTTATGCTACTATCGCTGCACAAGTCTTTGCCGTATCAGCGGCTTATCAATTTCTAAAGAGCTCATTCGAGACTCGAAACTTAATAGAAGGTCAAAAACAATTTGGAGCCGTTACAGGCGTCGCATACCAATCTATTACCAAAAATGTACAAGAAGCCACAGGAGGCATGCTTCAGTTTAAAGAGGCAGCTAGCGGTGTGGCTATTGGTATTGCAGCGGGATTAAGTGCAGGAGCGTTAGAAAAGCTAGGAGCGGCAGCAAAAAATGCTTCATTAGCACTTGGTAGAGATGTTACGGACTCATTTAATAGGTTAATTCGAGGTGTTACTAAAGCGGAACCAGAACTCTTGGACGAATTAGGTATCGTTTTAAGACTAGAAAACGCAACGACAAAATATGGAGTAGCAATCGGTAAAAGTAAAGACCAATTAAATGCATTTGAAAGAACACAAGCGGTTTTAAATGATGTATTAGAACAAGCAGAACAAAAATATAAGATTATTGGTCAAGTTATGGATCCAGAGGCATTTGCATTAGGACAACTCACAAAAGAAATTGATGAACTTATGATGGGATTTCAAGTTTTTATAGCAGAAGGTTTAATGCCAATAATTAACTTCTTTAAAAATAATGCAGCAGCTCTTGTAGCTGCTATGGGTCTTTTTGTCCTACCAATTATTAAGAGTTTATTGCCCGATTTAAATAAGGGTATGGAAAACTCACAAAGAAGAATGGAAGCGGCTAGTGCTAAAATGAAAGAGTCTTGGGCTGAGGCAGCTGACTCTATGAGAGCTGCAAAAATGGCAGTAGATAATCCAGAGGCGGCTAGGAAAAGCTCTGCTGGAGGACTTAGAGATTTAGGAGTTAAGTCTTTCAAAGGTGGAGACGACCAGTTAAATGCAAGACAAATTGCTGCTTATAAGCGTCATATGCGTGATAAGACAGGAATTTATAAGAAATTCAATGCCACAGAAAGAGCCGCATTTAGACGACACTTATTACAACAAGAACAAACTCTCAAAATATCAACCCAAAAAGGGGTTACTATAGTACAAAAAGGTGAATACCAAAAACGAGCTGCTTGGGCAGCTTCTGATGCTATATTTGCAGCAGGTGAGGCTACAAAGCAAAAAGCAATGTCATTCACAGCCAAATGGGGAGCAAGGCTTTTTAGAGCAATGGGGTGGCTTGGAGTGCTTGCTATGCTATATCAAGGAGTCAAATCACTAGTCAATTGGTTCCGTGATTTAGATGAAGAAGAAAAGAAATTAAGAGAAGAAACAGACAAATTAAATGATAAATTAGGTACACTTAATGAAGAGCTTGAAAGAATGGGAACAGTTAGAACTGCCCATGCAAATTTATTAAGTTTAAAAATGTCTGTTGAACAATTAGGAAGCGCTCTACAAAGTACTGATTTAGTTCAAAAGATTAAAGAGTATAATAATGAGCTTCAAAAAGGAAATGACGAAAATGATGAGGTTATAATAAGCTTTATTAAAATGGCTAAAAACTTAGCAATTATGAATCCACAATTTGAGGATTTAGTTGAGCGAATGGAGAACGGAGAGACTATAACTGATATCATGATAAGGCAGTGGACGCATTTAAGTTCAGGAATGATAAATGCTTCAAATGCTGCTAAACAGTTTACAGCTAACCAACAAAGTCTTAACAAATCTATAGATGATGCAGTAGGTAAGTTTGGAAAGCTACCTTATCAAGATCTAGGTAAGAACCTTGCGGCAAGTAGACAAGGTATTAGGGACGCCTTAGGAATATTAACTCCTGATCAATTAAAAACAGAAGAAGGCGGACAAGAATATAAGACAATTGGAGCCGATGGAATGTCTGCTAAAGGAAACAAAGTTCCTCCAGCTATACTGGCACTTATAGGGGATAGAAAAGATATTTCATCAGAGTTTGGATTTTTTGCAGAGACAGCAATAAGAGCTGTAGAAAGAGCTGGAAAAGCCGCGGACGCTCAAAAACTGTTTGATCAAGAGTATGGAATGGCTGATACAGCCGCCGGTACCAGTAAAATTGGCTATAATGCCAAAGGACAAGTAGATATTTGGAAG